CATACCTATCAATCATCAAGGTACTAAAGGTTGGTTGAAGAAGACAGGTCAGATTACCGATAAAACTGAATTAGAACACCTACGACATATGGGTACTTCTAAATACTCTTCTAATGTAGCAGATACGGTATATAGAGATAACAAAAATAAAATAGATACAAATGTTATGGGTAAAAAAGGTACCGTTGGTGAGAATGTAATTACAAATTACTTTAAAAAACAACCAGGTGTTATATCAGTTGTACCAAGTGGTGATGTATATGCCAAGTGGGATTTAGAAATAGAGTATGAAAAGATGAAGGAGGTAATATAAGTGGGTATACTAGTAACCGTTCGTAATGGTAACTTGGAACAAGCAATGAGAGTGCTTAAGAAAAAAGTTGCTAAAGAAGGTTTAGTTAAAGAGCTGCGTCAACGACAATACTATGAGAAACCTAGTGATAAGAAAATCCGTAAAAAGAAAGAAAACACTAGAGCGTGGATGAAAAAGCAGAAAAAACTAAAAGCACAAAGAGGATATTAAAGAATTTGTCCTCCTCTCTTATGAGAGTGTATATATAATATGTTAGGCTATTCGTAAGACCTAATGAGGACAAAGGGTGCCGTAATTACCCAATACAGATAGAGTATTAAATACGGTGTCGCTAGAGTTTTTTTGGGGTGTCCCTGTGGTTCTTCTCTTTAAAAAAGAACCTAAAGCGCTGAGAGTTTTGGCAGTATACTCTTTAAAGAAACTGCCACTTTAATATGAGACGAGAAAAGAAGTTGAATGAATTTGATATTGAGGCAAAGACTTCAGGTGGTGCAGTATTTGAGTTAGGTGTAAAAACCTCTAAAGAAAGCACAGCGATTAGAAGACTTGCTGAACCTTTAATGAATAAACATTGGAAAGGTCAGGTAACTAATTTACATAGAATATATAAAGTTGCCGCCTATCTATTAAAAAGAAGTAAAAGGCTTGACAAATGAGATATAATGATTATATAAATAACTATGAGAACGCCATAATGGGTTCTCTAAACATTAACTTTGCTTAACAATAGGAGGTTACAATGACCAATCACAGAGCAATTTCATTTTTTAACAATTTAAGACCTATGACCGTAGGGTTTGATGATGTATTTAATAGTTTTGAAACTATGTTAGATACTACAGACTTCGGTAATAGAGTCCCTAACTTTCCACCTTACAATATCGTAAAGACTGGAGACTTTACTTACGACATAGAGTTGGCATTAGCAGGATACTCAAAAGCAGATGTATCTGTTGATTATGCCGATAGTGTTTTATCTATCAAATCTTTACATAAAGACGAAGATAGTAAAAAAGGTCCTGAGGTTATACACAAAGGTATTGCGAAAAGACATTTTAGTAGGTCTTTCACAATCGCTGATGATGTAGAAATCAAAGGTGCCGAACTCAAAGACGGACTTTTAAAAGTCAGTTTAGAGAAGATTGTTCCAGATAGTAAGAAACCTAGAACAATCAAAATCAAATAGTGGTTGAATAAGATTCACACATATTTGGTTATAACAACACAGACAGGAGAATAGGATTTAGGCGATGGGAAGCGCCAGATAGAATTCAACCATCGCCTATTGACTTGTTTCTCGTATTATGTTATATTAACTGAATTGAATTAACACATAAGGATAATTATGATAAATGGAATGAAAATACCAAAGGTCACTTTTAGAGTAAGAGAAGGTGACGAAGTTGAAACAGATGGCGGTTGTGCTATCGGCGGTCAATGGCTGAACAAGACAACAGACGATTACTTCAAAGGTAAGAGAGTTGTGTTATTCAGTTTACCAGGTGCATTTACACCTACTTGTTCTTCACAGCAATTGCCTGGGTTTGAAGAACACTATGATACAATCACAAAATTTTCAGTAGACGAAGTTTATTGTATTTCAGTAAACGATAGTTTTGTAATGAATGCTTGGGCAGACCATATGGGTATTGAAAAAGTAAAAATGATACCAGATGGTTCAGGCAATCTTACACGATTTATGGGAATGCTAATTGGCAAAAACCATTTAGGTTTCGGTAATAGAAGTTGGAGATATATGGCAGTTATCAATGACGGAGTTGTTGAGAAATGGTTCCAAGAACCAGGTATCAATAATGAAGGAACAGATGATGACCCATATGTGGAATCAACACCTGAAAAAATGTTAGACTACTTACGACATAGTGAGTAGGCTATTGACAAAGACGACCCTATGATATATAATGTTTATAATTTAATGAAGGAGAATATATGATGAACTTATCAAACGATACACTTGCATTGTTAAAAAACTTTGCAAACATTAATCAAAATATTTTAATTAAACCAGGTAAGAAATTAAATACAATTTCTACTATGAAAAATATTTTGGCAACAGCAGATATTAAAGAAGACTTTGAACAGCAGTTTGCTATCTATGACTTACCAGAGTTTTTAAGAACGGTTGATTTATTTGAACAACCTAACTTAAAATTCAATGGTGGTTCTAGTGTAGGAATCTCTGGTAAAGACGGAAGGTCAGCAAGTAAATATACTTTCGCTGATGAATCTGTTATCGTTGCACCTACCAAAACTATATCAATGCCTGATACAGAAGTTTCTTTTGTATTTAAGAAAGCAGATATGGAAAGACTTATGAAAGGTGTGGTTACTCTTAACTTACCTGACATATCAGTTATTGGTGATGGTAAGAATATGACACTTGTTGCAGAAGATAGAAAGAACAAAGCTTCTAACAAGTTTGATATCCAAGTTGGTACTACTGACAAAACATTTAAGGCATTTTTCAAAGCAGAAAACTTTAAAATGTTAACAGATGATTATGATGTTGCAATCTCAAAACAAAAGATTTCACATTTTGTTAATAGAACAAGACCAGTACAATATTGGATTGCATTAGAGCCAGAAAGTGAATTCTAATAAACACTATAAATTTGTTGAGAAATATAAACTTGACACTTGGGCGTTTATTATATTCATTGCAGTATTGGCTATTATTGCATTGATTTAAATTAAATTATGAGGTATATATTATGGCAGACTTTTTGTGGGTTGAGAAATACCGACCGAAAACAATTGAAGAGTGTATCTTACCAGAAGATATAAAATCAACTTTTCAAAACTTTTTAAAACAAGGCGAGATTAGTAATCTACTCTTATCAGGTACAGCAGGTACAGGTAAGACAACGGTTGCTCGTGCCTTGTGTGAAGAGTTAAAATGTGATTATATGATTATCAATGGGTCAGACGAAGGTAGACAAATTGATACATTAAGAACTAAAATTCAACAATTCGCTAGTACGGTGTCTTTAACAGAAGACGCTAATCATAAAGTTGTGATTGTTGATGAAGCAGATTATATGAATGCTGATAGTGTTCAACCTGCTTTGAGAAACTTTATAGAAACCTTTTACAAGAATTGTAGATTTATCTTCACTTGTAATTTCAAAAACAAAATCATACCAGCATTACATAGTCGTTGTACGGTAGTAGACTTCAAAATTGTCAATGGGCAGAAGAAGAAGTGTGCTGACGCTATGATGTTAAGACTAGGTAAGGTACTGAATGATGAGAATATACCATACGATAAGAAAGTTTTGGCAGAATTAATTATCAAATATTTTCCTGATTTCAGAAGAACTATCAACGAACTTCAAAGATATTCAGTTAGAGGTAAGATTGATAGTGGTATATTATTCACATTATCAGAAGCAAATAACAAAGAACTAGTCGCTACATTAAAAGAAAAAAGATTTAATGATATGCGAAAGTGGGTTATTCAGAATATAGATAAAGAACCTACAAGTATGTTCCGTAATATTTACGAGGTATTACAGAAAGCACTTGACCCTAAATCTATCCCACAGGCAGTTTTAGTTATTGCAGGTTATCAGTACAAGGCGGCTTTTGTCGCAGACCAAGAAATCAATATGGTCGCTTGTCTTACCGAGATAATGGCAAATTGTAAGTTTAAATAATGGCTTACGAACTCAAAGATTACCTGAATAGTATTAATTTTACTAAACAGGATGTGATGAAGACAGACGATATTACCTGGGAAAAGAAGTATCCTGCGTTTATCGTAAACAAGTGTTTATCATACCATTACGATACCTTAATCGCTGCCAACGAAATGAATGGGTATCATTTTCTTCCCAATAATATGCAATATCAATTTTTACTAAATATAGTAAGAAAGAAAAAGCGTTTTGCGAAATGGATGAAAGCAGAAAAGCTTAAAGATATAGAGTATGTAAAAGAGTATTATGGCTATAGTAATGAGAAAGCTAAAACCGCTCTAAGCATATTGACTAAAAACGATATTGAACATATAAAAAAATCCTTGAATAAGGGTGGGAGAAAAAGAAAATGACAGACAATGTAAAATGGTCACCGGAAGATATGCTAGAGGTCACAATCAAGCAACCTGACGATTTCCTAAAAGTAAGAGAGACATTAACAAGAATAGGTGTTGCTAGTCGTAAAGACAAAACACTATTTCAAAGTTGCCACATATTACACAAACAAGGCAAGTATTACATAGTACACTTCAAAGAACTATTTGCTTTAGATGGTAAGAAAGCAACCTTAACAGACAATGATATTCAGCGTAGAAATACTATTGCAGTATTACTAACAGATTGGAACTTAATTACGATAGTAAAACCAGAGGCTGCTGAAAACAAAGCACCACTATCACAAATTAAAGTGCTACCTTTCAAAGAAAAGAAAGAATGGAATCTTTCTGCCAAGTATAATATTGGTAAGAAGTTAGACGAAAAAACCGAAGACAAAGTTTCAAATGAAGGTAAATAATGCAAGTAAAACAATTCAGCGACTTCCTATCTGAACAAACATTAGATAGAGAAAACAAACCAATAACTATTGCAGTTATCACAAAGACAAATCCTAATCTCAAAAAGAGAAAGGTTGGTGGTAAAGAAAGTAAAGAGTTAACGGTTAAGTTGATTGATGAAGCTTGCCAAGCAGTAAATCTAAAGTGTGTAGTTATTGAAACTAGACACGCAATTATCACAGGTAAAGACGAAGAAAAGAATACTTTGACCGTATATAACTATGACGGCAAAGATAACGAACATACATTTATAGGTAAAGATACCGTTTGTATTACTAGAGCAGGTTCTGTAGAAGACGAAAGTGGTTTATCAATCGTTTCTGCTTTTCAAAACTCTGGTTCATTTATGTGTAATACAAGAAATGCAATGTTAACTTGTAATAACAAATTGACTACTGCTTTATTATTTGAAAAGTTTGGTATACCAACACCGAAGACAGCGTTTGTATCTAACGAGAAAAACATAGATGACGCTTTAGAACTAATTGGTGGTGTAGATAAGTTTCCAGTAATATTAAAAACACTAACAGGTACACAAGGTATCGGAGTTGTAAAGGTAGAGAGTTATGATTCTCTAGTTTCAACTATTCAAGCATTGTGGAAACATAATGCAGAATTACTAATACAAGAATTTATGCCTAGTGATTTTGATATTAGAACTTTCGTAGTAGATAACAAGATATTTGCAAGTACAAAAAGAATTCAAGGCTCAGACGATTTTAGAACTAATACTCATAGAGGTGCTGAAGCAGTACCATATAAGTTAAAAGACGAGGAAATAGAGGTCATACTCCGTGCTAGCAGGGCGTCAAAGGCGTATCTTTGTGGAGTTGACCATATCATACATAAAGGCAAACCTTATGTATTAGAAGTAAATGGTTCACCAGGAACTGGTGCAGAATATGAAGGATATATCTATAAAGACTTCTATTCGGATCCAGAAACAAAAGGTTCAATTAAAGGTGCTCAACTTGTAAAGAATTTAATCAAGTGGGTATCAGATAGAAAGAATTGGGATAGACAATCTATTGCTGAAGTAGGTTGGTTAGAAACAATAGAAGTCGGCGACATTGGTAAAATGAGAGCGAAGATGGACACTGGTAACGGTGCTCACGCTTGTTCAATGCACGCTGAGAATATTAAAGTAGAAGGTAAAAAGGTAACCTGGAAGTACAACGGCAAGACATATTCGGCACCGAAGTACGGGGAATCAAAAGTCTTTCGTGCTAACGCAGAAGGTGAAGAACCATCAGAAGTTAGAACAACGGTACTACTTGACCTTACCTTTAACGGTTTCACATATCCTGATATTGAATTCGGACTTGACCAAAGACCAAGGTCTGGTTCCGATGTTCTACTTAATAGAGAAGTAATCAGAATGTTCAATGCGTCTGTTAATCCTAATAGAACATTTGTACTATCAAAAAGATTACCGCCTATTGACAAAGACTAACAATTAACATATAATGGAGATATTATGAAAAAAGATATAAAAATTGTAAGAATAATTACAGGTGAGGATATCATTGGCGATTTTAGTCAAGGTAACGGTGAGGTCAAAGTCAAACAACCATACATCATTTATCCAACATCAGCGCCTAAACCAGGCGAAGCAATTAAATTTGGTATGTTCACATATATTCCATATGCTGAAACAGAAGAAATAACTTTTAAAGACGATAAGATTATAACGGTAGTAGAACCTAAACAGGATTTACTTGCGTCATATGAGCAATCAGTTTCTAAAATAATTCAAGGACCAGGTTTAATAACTTAATGAGTGATAGTGTCCAAACAAAGGATACTATAACAATTCATTTCATTAGTAAAGACGGAAATAAACAAGAAGTTATAGTACCACCAGGTTATACAATTATGGAGGCAGCGAGGAGTTTTGCTGAACCATCAATTGATGAAATACCAGGCGATTGTGGTGGGTGTACTGCTTGTGGAACTTGCCATATTAATATTAAAGAGGACATTGACAAAGTGGGTCGGGTAGAGTATAATAGTTTAGAAAATGAGATATTAGAAACAAATATGGAATATGATAGAATGTATTCCAGATTAGGTTGTAATGTTATGTTAGAGAAAAAACATAATGGTTTAAAAATATATTTGAGAAGTATGGAGTCCGTATAGTGAATTTTTATAAAGATGTAATTGAACATAGAGGTAAGTTATTAGTCCGTGGTATACTAGACGGCAAAGAATTTAAAGAGAAGGTAGCATTTAGACCAACTCTATATGCACAAACACAAGAGAATACAAATCATAGAACTTTACAAGGTAACAATCTAAAACCTATTACCTTTGATAGTATCAGGTCAGCAAGAGATTTCAGAAGAAACTATGCAACTTCTAATAGTCCGTTGTATGGTAATGATAGATGGCACTTTCAATATATCAGTAAAGAATATCCAGAGAATATTGAGTTTGATAAGAACTTAATTAAAATCTTTACTATTGATATTGAGACAACTGCTGATGGTGGTTTTCCTGATGTAGAAAATCCGACAGAAGAGATACTATGTTTGACTATTAAAAATCAATCTAACAAACAAATTATTACTTGGGGTACAAGACCATATCTTGCAAAACAAGAAAATGTAACCTATATAGAATGTAAATCAGAAAAACAATTACTGATGGAGTTTTTTAAATTCTGGATGAAGAATTATCCTGATGTTATTACAGGTTGGAATACTAAATTTTTTGATATACCATATCTATGTAATAGAACTAAAAGACTTGTAGGTGACAAAGTTATTAATAAGTTATCGCCTTGGGGTTTGATTGAAGAAGAGAAACTAACCGTAAGAGGTAGACAACAAACTATATTTAAGATTATGGGTATATCTAATTTAGATTACCTAGACTTATATGTAAAATTTATTCCGACTAGACAAGAAAGTTATAAACTTGATTATATCGCAAAGGTAGAATTAGGTAGTGATGGTAAAGATAATAATCCATATGATACTTTTAGAGAATGGTATACGAATGACTTTCAATCTTTTGTTGATTACAATATCAAAGATGTTGAACTCGTTGACCAACTAGAAGATAAGTTAAGATTGATTGAACTTATCTTAACAATGGCCTATGAGGCAAAGATTAATTATACAGATGTATTTTCAGAAGTTAGACTTTGGGATACATTGATTTACAATCATCTATTAAAAGAGAATATACATATCCCACCTCGTACTGATAATGTTAAAGAAGAAAAATATGTCGGTGCATATGTTAAACCACCACAAGTCGGTCAACATAAATGGATTGTATCTTTTGATATTAACTCACTATATCCTCACTTGATTATGCAGTATAATATTAGTCCTGAAAAGATGATTGGTGTTAAACCTAATGGTATATCTGTAGACAAGTTATTGAAACACGCTACACCTCTTACACATTTACAAACACAAGGTGCAACTATCACACCTAATGGTGCAATGTTTAAAACAGATAGTCAAGGTTTCTTACCGAAGATTATGGAAAGTATGTACAATGATAGAGTGCATTACAAACAATTAGAATTTAAAGCAAAACAAGAATATCAAAAAACAAAAGACCCAATCTATGAAAAAGAAATATCTCGTTGTCATAATATTCAATGGGCGAAAAAGATTTCTTTGAATAGTGCCTATGGTGCAATCGGTAATCAGTATTTTAGATTTTACAATGTCAATCAAGCGTCAGCGATTACAACTGCTGGGCAGTTTATTATTCAGTATGTTGAACAAAAAGTAAATGAATTGATGAATGATATACTACAGACAAAAGGTAAGAAAGATTATATTGTTGCGTCTGATA